ATAGTTAAGAAGCATACGAATAACAGCGGCCCTGCCCTTAGTAAAGTGCAGTTCCTCAATAGTGTTGCAAGAGTCAAGAGTGCAGAGATCAAGCTGATCTTCCAGCTCCTCCATCAAATTGCGCCAACCTGTCATGTTAAACAGGTCACGAGCGGCCTCTTCTTCACGTTCAGTAATCAAGCGGCCTGCACCTTTGGCTTAGGACCGGGCTTTTTGCGCTCTTCAATGTGCTTCAAGCGAGCCTCAAGGTCAGCAATCTCTCTGTTCAGCTTGGCAATCTGCATAGAATGCTCTTGAAGATAGCGGGTCGTGTTTTCAACCAGCTCATCAAACTGTTGCTTGCTAATCATTGACATTACTCATCATCCTCGCAGTTATGAACCTCAACGACAGTGCCGATATATGGCGTAAGATCACCCTCAGAGGCCATCATTTGGTAAACAGGGTCGCCGCCTATCGTGCTAATGCTGTGAATCTCATGGCGTTGACCGCCGATAGAGATCCAAGTCTTATTGGGGTCTAGCGACTGAAGGAAGTTAGCGAGACGGACCTCGCTCCAGCCAACATTTTGTATTCCGTCTTGAGACCCATAGGGAAAGTAGCTGATGATTATCTGCTCTTTGGGGTTGTCATAGCTTTTGTACTGAAGCGCAATAGCCTTGAACCTTGGGCATTCATCAAGATCTACAACAGCTTTAGCTATCCAGCGATCTTTGGCAGACTGATACTGATAACGGACGCCGTTCTTTAGCGCCACCACATCGCCGTCTTTCGCTTCTTTTGGAAATGCGTAGCTCATTCGTCAGCCTCCGGTGGTATATCACCGCAGGGCGGCTCATCAGGTAGTGAGAAACTGGCAATGTCACTGGGCTTGCCAAAGGTCGGCAGGAAGCCCGGAACATTGAGAATGAATTTCTTACCAGTAACGGTACTCTTGGCAACGCGCCAGAACTTTCCTTCAAAGCGGTGATACTTAGCGCCAGAGTTGCCTTGGTTGAAATACAGCGTCTTGGCCTTCATGTGGATGCCCATGCCGCCGTCAGCGTTCATCATGCTGAGGAACATCTTGTCGGTCATGTCATGCTGAAAAACAACTTGAGAGGCAAGCGTCTGCCCAGAGGCGTCATAGATGCTGGTGTAAATCTTCACCCAGCCTTCAGCCGAACCCTGACTGCCTGAGTAGCGATACGTAAACTGACCGGGTTCTAAATCCACCGCCTCTACCGACTGACCCATGTACTCCCACAGCAGGGGCTGTATTGCCTCTTCTACTTCTGGAATTTCTGGAATGTCTGGAATGACAATCTTTGCAATCTCATCATCGACGTACTTCATGCTCGCGGCGTGATCGTCGCTGGTGGGATACTTAACGTGATACAGCTTCAATTCGCCGTCTTTAGCTACGATGAGTGTGTTGTTGTTGCCGCTGGTGTTCTGCTGTTTTATTCGCCATTCGTCAGTGAGATTATTGTCGCCATACAGCCTTACCCGCTCATTGATTCTTTGGGTGAGGCCGTTATCCTGAGCGTCAACGTAGCTCTTATCTGCCTTACTGCCTATAGCTATTGCGTTGCTTGATACCGCTATCTGAAGAAGCTCATCTTGAGCATCAACATATTCAATAGTGGCAAGGTCGCTGTTCTGAGGATAGATATAAACCTCTTCAGCCTCGCCTACCTCAAAGTCGTTAGTGCCTGATAGGTACTCAACAGTCAGAGCGTTGTAGTCACCGCTGATTACCTTGTAACGAGTAACGTCACCAGCGTTCCTGCCGCCAGCCGCTTCAACAAACTCAACAATGTCATCAGGGTTGCAAGGCTTTGTGGTCTGACCATTTGAGTCGAATGGCGCAAAGCTAAGGTACTGCACATCAGCGGCAGTAGGGCTACTGACATACAGCTCACCGTTGCGTGAGGCCACGCCGCTAATGCTTGTGTCTGTTACAACGTAACGAGCAACAGCGCCCTTGGTTATTGTCAGCTCTTCTACCTTGGCAACAATCCTTGCTTGGTCATCAAGACTCTGCTGAATCTGAGTAATGATGGCCTGCTGTGTAGCTTCGCCAGCAGATACTCTGGCGTCTAATGTGGTAGGTGGAGCAACAGGAATCCATGCATCTGAATCTTTGTGCCATATAAACAACTGCATGACATCTTCAGTGTTATCAAACCAGAACATCCCATTGTCAGGATTGTCTGGTGCGTCAGGGCTGATAGCTACACCACCCGCCTTGAGGTCTAGCTCCTGAATCTTCTCCCACATAAAGCGGTTGGCTTTAAGCTGAGTGTTAATGTTTTCAAGCTCTTCAGGCGTTGGCTTAAACCGACCCTTGATATCACGGAACATCAACATTCCGTTGGTCTCAATCAGGTCAGTAGTGGCTGGCGCCCACTCACCCCGATTAGTGCCATCAGGCTCTCTGTACAAAAGCCACTTGCCACCATGAGTGTCAGATGGTCGCTTTACATAACCAGACAGGTCAACGACACCGCTACCACCGCCGCCAGATTTGTAGTGAACTTCCTTAGCAAGAGAGCCATCATCATTAATGAGCGGCATCTCAATAGTGTAGTAATTGCCGTCAGTTAGGTGGACAACAATGGCGTTATCAATATCCTGCTCAACCCTAGCAATACCAACGCCATCAGCGCCGTCATCACCTTTGACGCCCTTATCGCCTTTTTTGCCCTGATTGCCTTTTGCACCGGCTGGGCCTTGCTTACCGTCATTACCACGCGGCCCTTGTGGCCCTTGTGGGCCAGTATCACCCTGCGGGCCTTGCTCGCCTTGTGGTCCAATAATGCGTTTGACATCGCCAATCTCTGTACGCGCAATTTCAGCGCGTATCAGATTGACTACATCTATAAGATTTAAATCACTCATTGCAGTGGCTCACCTTGCTCAATGGTTACTTGGCCTAACATATCGTCTGCTGACGAAATCATCTGCTGGAGCTGTGCTTGCTCCTGTTGTTTACGTTGTGCCTCTTGCTGTTGCATATCCATGTTGGCTAGCTTTTCTTGCTTCTGAACCTGCCATTGGTCTTCAGCCATCAACTGCTGTGCTAGCTGTAGCTTCTTCTGGAAGTCATCATCGACCTTCCCATCCTTATCCATGTCTGAATACTTCAGAGCAGTCTCTTTAGGCATGAGGTCAGTCTCAACAGCGTACTTAGCGGCCCTGCCTTCAGCTTCCTTGGCCTGTGCCATGAGTACAGCGGTCTGTGCTTGTTGCAACTGCATCTGGGCTTGAGCCTGTTGCTGTTGCATTTGCATAGCTTGAGGGTTGGGCTGGCTGGCTTGATCTACAACAGCCAACAGCTTCTCTTTGCTAGTGACGTTCATGTGTTCAATGATGGCTTTGACCATAGCCCCGTGTACCGGAGACTGTGGTGGTACAACCTGAAGAATCTGAGCCAACTGCTGGACCTCATATTCACGCGCAATAACCCCAAGAGAGCTAACCACACTGAAATGGTAGTCCTTGCTCGGATACTTCTCGGGGTCGAATTGCATGTATCTCCAAGCAGTCTTCTTGATTAGGGGCTTAAAGAAAGATTCTTGGAAATTCACCAATGTCCTTCTCTGACGCTTCATAACAGCGCCCATGCTCATACTGATACCAGCGGCAGTTGTGTCTGAACTTGGCCCTTTAGCCATCTCAGCCGCATCCTGCGAGCCTGTAGCCTGTTGAACCATCATCTGTAGGTTCTGTGCTTGGTTGAAACTGATCTGATCGACCTGACCAAACTTAAACGGCATGATCGACTCTTGTGGCGCACCATTGGTCAAGATCATCTTGCCCGGACGCACCTCAAACTTGTCCCCTCTTGGGATTCTTGTGGCATCTACTGCCATCATGGGGTGTGTAGTCAGGGCCAGAGCATCAATGCGCGCTCTCATTTCAGCATCCAGAGCCTTTTGGCTCATGTAGCCCTTTTCACATACCCCACGCCCCCAGAATCTAGATGGCACTACGTCCCATGGGAAGGCCGCTATAGGACGATCCTTACACATATAGGGGTTAGCCTGTGCCTTGAGGATTTCGCCGTTACCAATCACTACAACGGCCTCTGTGTACTTGCCGTCTTCCAGCAAATCAGAGTCAACGCCCTCTTCCTTCAGCAAGTCAGTAGGTACTAAGCCGTAATACCGCTTAACCCTTACCTTTCTTACTGGCTGAACAGTGATTTCTTGGTCAGCATCAATGGATGGGTCACTAGCATCAGTGCCAATGCCTACATCACGGTACACACCAGACTCTTGTAGCTGTTCAATAGTGTGTATCCCTACAAACTCCTCAATACAAACGCCCATAGCACTGCTTACACAGGTGGCATTAGGGTCAATCAAGAAGTTTTTAGGCTGAACAGGGTTCAACTTAACAATGGGGCGGCTCTTTGTTTCTGTTCCATACTCAACAAGGTTGGCCTCTTGCGGCATACCCTCTAATGGCATGGTGGAGGGAACATATTCTTTGGAATCTTCAATAACCAGCTCAGCAATACCAGTGCCGTATACAGCGGCGTTGATTAAGACCTCACCAATAGCCGCTCTGTAGTTAGCACGGTCTAAATCTTTGTGGAGCTGATCACGTACAGCGATACTTTCGGCTTGTGTCGGCTGGTTTTGTGGCCCCATAGGGTTTGGTGGCCCTTGTGGTGGCATTTGTGGGCCACCGCCCATCCCCTGCATGGCTTCTGGGGTCTGCATTTGGAGTGATTGGCCTTGAGGGGCTGGGGGTGGAGTCTTTTGACCGTCTTCGATGTCAAACATGAACGCTTGACTAAAGGAAGCAGTCTCAATTTCAGCAACAGCACTCTCAACAGCCTGCTGTAGTGCTGGGGCAATGATTCGGCTACGCTCAGATTGACGGGTTTTGTCGTTCTCAGCCCAAATGCCGCGCCAAAGGCGATAGTATTCGTCGTGCTTGTCCTCGTAGTTCCCTTCATAGTGGTGTCTCCACTCTAAGGTTAACGTTTCAAGCCATTCACATAGACCGTGATCTATGCCAATGTGTTCTAAATCTTCCAATTTAGCCATTATCAGAATCCTACGGCATCATCGAGCGGTTCCCACTCGTCTGCTAGCTCAATTCCATCCAGATAAGCCACTTGTGCTATCTGATCTATGTAGCTCAAAGCATCTAACAGGTCATCATGCACCAGTCTTGAGGGAAAATTAGCCGCCTCATCAACAAACTGGTCATTCCAATCCCCTTTTTTCAGGTGGATTAGACCATTTTCAAACCTTCCAGCCAAGGCCCACAGTATTCGGTTCTCTTTGTTCTGATTACCGTGGGTTAAAAGTTCCATGTGGAACATTCTGGACGTTCTACGCATCACATCCTGTAGGGGACTCATAACGGCCTGCTGAGCGATTCCCCGCTCCACCCCTATACGGTAGGGCCGGTACTTCTCAACGGCCCTGAAAATGCGTTGTACGGTCTCCTCAAGGCTCCATTGTCCGTAGTCTATTTCTTCTACGTACCAGTTACCATCATTACAGACGTTTACGCAGGCGATAGCGGAGTTATCACGCTTCTTAGCTCTGCGCTGTCCGGTCTGTTTGAAGCCAGCTAGGTCAATAGCAATATAGTATTGGCCTTCTGGTGGCTTCTTTTCATAGTATTTAAAGTTATCAGGATTAAAGTTGCCTGATGTTCTGGCATCAAAGCTAGCCATGAATTCTTGTTGGAAGGCAAAGGCAGGTAGGGTTTGCCTAGCGTGTTCAATTTCTGCTTTATCGACTAGGGGGTTATCAAAGCTGGTGTAGTGGAAGTAGTTCCAGTCATCCCATTCTCTAGCTCCGATATACATATCGTAGAAGTGGTTACGACCTTCGGGTGTACCGATGGCTAACATAGAGCCTTTTTTATCAGCCAGAGCCGGTCTTAGGATAGCTTCCCAGACATCAGGCTTCATAAAGGCATATTCGTCTAGAACAAGGTGTTTAAGAGAGACACCACGCAAGGTATCAGGTCTATCAGCACCTTTAAGGAAGATAGTGTTACCACCAGCTAAGGTAATTTCTAGGTTGTTGACATGGCTACGCTCAATGATGTCACCAGCAATATCAAAGATGGTGTGCCACATCACATCTCTAGCCTGACCTTGGGTTGGTGCTACATAGAACACCTTCCCTTCTTTTTCATCTAGAGCCTTTAGTATTAAGGATATAGCGGCTAGGTATGACTTGCCTGTTCTTCGACCAGCGGCAATGACCTTAAACCTTGAGTCATCAGCCATAACCTCCTGTTGCCAAGGTAGGAGCTTGAGGTCTAGGGAAGCCATTAGAACGAATGTTCCATATCTACTGCTCGTCCACAATTTCGTCCTCATTTTCTTGAGGAGTCACATCCTTGCTTTGAACTTCGACGTTCAAGCCAGATATATTGATCTGAACAGCGTTATTACCTTTAGCACTATGAGCAAAGGCTTGATTTGGCAGGACTCTATCAGCAATCAGCTTAATAGCCCCCATTTGCCCCTGATGGTCATCATCCAAAGCTATATCAAACAGCTTCTTAACATAGCTATCAAGTTTAGGATGGGTAAGGAACTCAGCCTTCAACTCCTGCAATCTGGTCCTCTGCTCTCTAACAGACATCTCAGATCTGGTTGAATACTTAGCCTTATGAGCTAATTGCTTCTTAGTATGCTTCAGCTCTTGTGATCTAGCCTCATAGTGACTCATATACAGATTCATCTATAGAGTTTGGGGGAATATAGCCCTGTTCTTTGGATATTGCAATAAAACCCCTGATCTGGTCTCAGACATAGAGCCGTATAGCTTTCAGGGTATTTCGTATTTTGATTTCTAGTAAATCTGGGTGGCACCTCCTCCTC